CATTGAAAGATCATATCAGGCTTGCGCTTGGTGATCGGCATAACCTCGGCATATCCGGCAATGTAACGACGCCGCTTCTGCAGGATGAGGTTATAGAGGCCAAGCTCGCTGTTTTTACTTACCAGGAGGCTCTTGCCCAACTTGCAGAGGCATTGGTAGCTGAATATGGTCAGAAACCGGATGAGTATTCGGAATCGGGCGGAATCAGGATTAAATGGGGGCAGAGGGTCAAGGCTTGGCAGGCTATAGCGGACTCGGCAAGGGCAGGTGATATTAGTGCGCCCGGAACCGTCCAAATATCCAGGCCACGCGCTGCGGTGCAAGAAACTAATGCCCAGGCTCAGACTACCAGCACAGCGCGCACGGACACGTCGATACCCACAGTGATGGAGGGATTCCGCAGTGATTAGCGCAAGCGACCTTGCAAAGCTCAGGATCGACGCTGAGGCCGCGCTGGATGGCCTTTGCGATGTCGTGCATAGATCGTTTGTGAATAACAATTCCGGCGGCCAGACAACTTCTGAGGATCGCGATACTGATGTGGCTTGTAAAGTCCTTCCGGCTGGCAAACCTGCCGAGAGTATTATCGCTGCAGGTATTGAAAGCAGGCAACTTGTTATGATTTTACTTCCGGTGGCGCAGAATATTTCCGTCACTGATCGGATAGAAATCGGTACGGCTGTTTATGAGGTTGCGGGGACTGACGACCGCACCGTCCAGGCTCTTCAGCAAATAATTTGCGCGAAGGTGGAGTAATGCCGGTAATCGAGAAGTTCAATAAATCGGCGCAGGTGTTGTTTGCTTTCGGGGAATCGGCGCGGCAGGCTGTAGGTAAAGCATGTTTTGACACTGAGGCCGAAGCAAAGCTGCGGATTACTTCTAACGGTTCGGTTGTGACCGGCGCAGCGCGAGCCTCGATCTACTCAGATGTGGATGGCAAGAGCAACTATGCCGAGCGCGCTAGCGAAGCGAAGGAGAAGAACAAGGAAGTCAAGTTGCTTTCGGCAGTGCATGTCCGCAAATCCAAGGGATCGTCAATGGGTATCGTGAGTGTTGGGGTGGAATACGGCGCTGATCTTGAAGAAGGTACTAATCCGCACGAGATAAGGCCGAAGAACAAAAAAGCGCTCTACTGGAAAGGTGCATCGCATCCGGTCAAGGCTGTTCACCATCCGGGGACGCCACCAAAGCCGTATATGCTACCCGCCGCCGAAAAAGCTGGGGCGGAGTTCGATAAGTTTTGCGAGCAGGAACTGAAGGCGCAAATTAGATGACAACAGAGCTTTTGACAGCAGATCAATATATCTACGTGACGGCAACCGGGGATGTGGCGCTTCAAACCCTGGTTAGTCAGCATGTATACGGCGAAGGTTACAAGAAGCCGGTTTATCCATGCGTTCAGTTCAAGCGTATGACCGGCAGGGACACAAACGGCGTTTGTGGGTACAGGGCGTCCACCAACGCGCTTTATATAATTGCCGCCGTTGTTAAGGATATGAGTTTTGATGAAGCTGACCCGATAGCAGAGCGGATCGACGAGCTTTTTCACCAAGCGCGTGTTTTGACCGATGACCGGATTTTTACGTGTATCCGAGAGGAGCCTTACTCTCGGGTCGAGGAATATGACGGAGTAACTTATCATCATCAGGGTGGGTTGTATCGGGTCATGATCAGGCCGACAGAGGATTAGATTTTACAGGAGGATAATATGTCAGTTGCGAGTACAGTACAAGGTTTGTTCGACAGGACTGCAAAGATCATTCAGGGTATCCATGAGGTAGCCGTGCAGGGCACAGATTCATGGACTAGAGCAGACGCGGCAGGAAATGAAGATTTCGAGAACGCCATGAAAGGTGAAAACAGGACAGACGCCGATACAATGCTCCAGACTGCGGCGTCGGAACTGTATGCTAACACCAAGCTCAAGTCGGAATTTACAGACCTGACTAATTATGTGAGAGAGACACTGGGACTCGGTGCGCCTTATATCCGCAATTATGTAGCATCGCTTGGTATCCGCGTTCCCTACGGCGCGGCGCTTGCGCTTATTGCCGCGCTTGGTTCAGCCGCGAGCCTATTACCTCAGCATGTTTTTCCGCGCGGAACGCTTGTTGCTGATGAGGCCGATCCGACAAGCGCGGGGATGCACGAGGTCATGTATCTTACGGGCACTGCCGGAGCTTCGACGGAAACAGTAGTGGCCGGCGCGTTACCGACTACAATCAAGGGCGCCGCCTTCCTCGCGGTCAACACGACTGCCGGTATAACGGCGACGGATGTAGTACTCGAATGCACTCTGCAAGACAGGTTGACCACGATCGATGTGCCGTATGACCACGACCAGGCCACAATCTATACGCAGGGGATTGTCGGCGTCGGTGCAGTTGGGGTCGGGGGCGCGGCGTCGGGCCAGAAGGATGTGCTCATTAAGACCGCTATATCCCAGTTCACAGACGGTGAATGGGTGCTGTTGATGAAGGCGGATCGTAGCGTAGCCGAGGTTGCTCAGATTGCATCGAGCGATACCCTGACCCTTACAATGGAGTCAAATCTCATTAACTCTTGGCTTGAAGACGATCTGGTATTACCGTGGTTTACTGACGTGACACTCAAGTCGGGAAGCATTTCCGACGGCGACGTGCTTAGGTTCTACGCCCTGCCGGATCGTATAATCGCGCTTTAGATAACAACACAACTATAAATCGTTGAGCCTTCCGGTAGTAATCGGAAGGCTTTTTGTTTTGAACTCTCAGGAGGCATTAAAATGGCATTCACTCACGCAACCGAAACCGCATTCCAGAAAGGACAACTAGGCGTAGAAGTCGATTGGGGAACGGCTGTACCGGCGACTATCGCGCTTGGTAGTATCAACATCGACCCGGCGATGCTGATGGAAACAAATACATTCACGCCAAAGGGAATCACTTTGCCGGGTGTGGCTTCTATTGGAATGGAGGAAACCGATCTTACCTTTAATGGACAACCGTCCTATGAAGACCTTCAATATTTCTTGGCTGATTTCATCTCGGACGCGCAGACCGATCCACTCGCCTACACAGTAGAAGCTGGAGGATTGCAGGTTCCGGGCGCGGTTGTGACCGATATTACCCTAAAGGGCGACATGAAGGTCGTTGAAGTTTCCGGCAAAATGAAGGGGAAGAAAGCAACTGTGGCAGTTGCGACGCCGGGCTTGGTAGTCGCAACTCAGACTCCGCTCCTTGCCCCGCCGGTCGAAATCGAAATAGCTGCAACCCCGCTTACGAAGGCTTTTGCATGGGAATTCTCGCTTGCGAATATGTGGGGTGGTAAAGGCTATATCGGAGACGATACACTCGGCACAATCATGCAGAAAGCAGCGACCGGCAAGTTCAGTGTGCTTGTAGAGGCCGATGATACCAACATGGCGTTGCTCAATAACCGGGATACACAAGAGATTACTGTGCTCATCCCGAACGGTTTGACCCACTCGCTGCTTTTGACTTTCGACGCCAAAATAGCGCAACCCGATCCGCAGTCTGATAATGATGGTATTTATGCCATCAGGCTCAACTACAACATCATGAACAAGGCGACAAAGGCCGTTGAGATAGCATTCACAATTCCATAATCTGCATAACTTACACTAAGAATTAACCTCCTGCATCCGTAGGAGGCTGTTCTATTTTGAGGATTCGAGGAGGAGATTATATGTCGATCAAACTGAAAGAATTCATCGCAAAGATCAAAGATACTGCCGTCACGCTCGGCGATGACGTGCTCAACATCACATTCAAGCCTGGATTCTACACCCCGGCTGCCCGTGCGAGGATTGATGCTGCTGACGATCCAATGGCCGAGCAGGTAGTCATTATGGCCGAAGCTATAACCAAGTGGGACTTCGTTGATGAGCAGGGAATACCCATACCGATCATCGAGGAGAAGAAATATTCAGACAAGACTGCAAAGGATGTCGAGGAGATTTCTATAGTCGATCAGGGCGGTATTTCAAGGTATGTAAATATCAGGAATATTGGCAAGAAGGCATTGTCCGTCAGTTTCAACAACGGGTTCACTTGGCAATCCTTAAATCCACACGAGGGGGTTGTGGAGAATACCCGGACTCCAAGATTCTTGGTGAAAAGCCCATATCCTTTTACTGACTATGAATATATCATATCGACTTGCAATGCCCTGGCTGGCCTCGGCTGCCCGATCATCAACGCCATTTTCTCAAAGATGATCGAGGATAGCCGCCCAAACTAGACGAGGGCAAGCTCCTGGGTCGCTGGCTCACTACCGGCGGCGGCATGGGGGAGTGCCCTGAATGGTATCCGCTCCTGGAGGCTGCTATCCACATGAAGGTAAAACCGTGGGAGCTAGAGAAACAGCCGCAATTCTGGATTGACGTAGCACTGATGCACAAACAAGGACTTTCTTACATCAAAGGTAAATCCTGATGCCCATTTACAGGCAACTAATAGTTCAATATACCGCCGATTATAAAGATGCTGAAGCCGGACACAAGAAGCTCGAAGCATCTGTTAGCGCAGGCGCGAAGCGTATGTCAAGCGACGTGGATTCTGCCGCAAAGCAGATGAACGCTTCCATGAGTTCCGCCGCAAAGCAAATGCGGAACGATATGGATCAACTCAGCTTCCGCGCTATCATGGTCGGCCAGGCGCTTACTATGGGCGTCACTGCGCCTGTTATCGGTGTCGGCGTTGCGGCTACCAAAGCCAATATGGACATGGACTCATTCACGCGCGGCTTGAACGTCGTGATGGGATCAGCGGTGGCGACTTCTCGCGAGATGGAGCGACTGCGCGATGTTGCACGACTTCCCGGCCTTGGACTGAAGGAAGCCTATCAGGGCAGCTTGAACCTGCAAGCAGTTGGACTCTCGGCAAAGCAAGCGCGTGACACTCTGATGAGTTTCGGAAATGCGCTCGGTACTGTCGGTAAGGGCAAAAACGAGCTTGCGGCAGTGCAAGAACAGGTAATGCAGATTATATCCAAGGGCAAAGTGATGACCGAGGATATAAGGATTATCCGTAACTATGTCCCTCAAATCAGTGCGGCCATGAAAGACGCCTTCGGGACTGCCAACGCTGAAGAAATAGCCAAGATGGGCGTCAGTGGCGAAGAGTTTGTCAATAAAATCGTGAAGCAACTCGGCAAACTCCCCATGATGACGAGTGGTATCAAGAACGAACTGGAAAACGTCCAGGATGCTATATTCCAGGGCATGACTAAGATCGGCGAGGATATTGCGCCGATGGTCATATCGGCTGCTCATGCCGTGAGTGATCTTGTCGGCGCGTTCAATGAGCTTCCGAAACCAATACGGATGTCAGTAGAAGCGGGTTTAGGGATTGCAGCGTTAGTTGGACCCGCGGTTCTGGTATTTGGTCAATATAAGCAGCTTACCTTGACTGCAGCTTTGCTCAGGACATACTTGCAGCAGAATGTAGTGGTTACCGCCGAGAGCGCAACTGCCGAAGAAGCTCATGCGGCTGCAGTGGCTGTCGATACGGCGGCTATTGATGCTAACACAGCGGCGATAATACGGAATGGCGCGGCCAACACTGCCGTGAGCAAGGCTCAACTTGCTATGACCTTTGGCACTGGGGCTGCATCCGGTAAAATTACCAAGCCGGTTAATGCGATTCAACCCGCGTTGTTCAATTATGCCGCTGAAGCTAAAGTAATGGCGGCGGCCACCGAGAAACAGGTTGCCTTTGAAGCTGCTGCATCGAAGGCAAGAATGGCTATCACTGCCCAGGAAATAGCGGCGGCAAAAGCAGCAGGCACAATAAAGACGCTCAATGCTTCTGTTGTCGATACTGCGCTTGTTAATGCGGTTGCTGCAACCCGCTCGATGACATTTGCCGGAGCCTTGGGAACTGTAACGGCGGCGGCGAAGACTGGGGACTGCGCTTGCTTCTGTTGGCAAAATGGCGGCTCCACTTCTGGGTATTGTGATCGCTATAGATATGATCGCCGGTGCATTCTCGCGAGTCGATAAATCAAGCGATAGCGCTGCCGATTCTATAGATCGTGCAGCTGATAGCTTGAAGCGATATCAGGAACGACTCGATAAGAAATTTACTATTCCTGACCTTGAACGTGGACAGGGTGTAGTCGCTCTGCAAGATGAGATTCGTAAGCAGCAAAGGGTATATGATCAGGCCGCGGCAACTGCTACAAATTATGAATCTGCAGAACGCCAGAATGCAGAACGCGATAAAGCCCTGCGTAAGATAGGATTGTCTCCGGCCGTGCGAGTCGAGAGGTGGATGCAGGATACATTTACCGATGAGACTGCGAACCGAGAAAAGGCTCAGAAACGTCGAGATGAGGCGCTTGCAAAGCTTAATGCCGCTAAGGATAGACTCAAAGGTGCTGGTTATGATCTTGCTGGAAATAAGCTCGCCAAATCCGCTGCTGAGAATGAAGTAGCCGCGCTTTCCAGGCAAGCCTTTACTTTCGAGGTTGCTGCTGTCAAAGCTTCTCAGGTTGGCGATGAGGCAGGCGAAGCATGGGCAAAGATTCAAGGCAACTACTACAAGAAACTTGCCGAGAACGCTGACAAAGCGAAGTCTGATGGCTCGTTTGATCGAGTCGGTGCTGACATGCTCGCTCGTGAGGAATTCACAGCGGCTAAGATCAAGCAGGGTATTAAAGAGGCGATAGACAAGCAGGAAAAGTCTCAGGTCGAGCTTATTACTACACTGGACGCTTCGGCGGCTGTTGCAAAGATGCGCGGTGATGAACTTGGAGCGGCTAAGGCTGAGGCATTAAAAGCTTACAACGAAGCATATTTTAAGGCTTACGAGGTCAACTCCAATACCGGCAAGCAGAAGAACAGCGAAGGCGTCATTAAGAATCTGCTTGAAACCGCGTCGGCTAAATACTGGACTGAAGTCAACCAGGCCATAAAAGATGCAGCGGAACAGTGGAAAACCAAAGCTAAAGAATCCGTTGCGGCATGGAGCGAGTTGTCCGGCGCAATTTTGGAAGGCAACCGAATCGCCGCCGAAGCTGCCGGCAAGACGTTTGATGCTATGTTTATCGCGGCTGGTCAGGAATATGTTGATGCTTATGCCACTGCTGAAGCTGCTCGAATCGAAGGGAAGAGCCCTGCGCTTGTTAGCCAGATGTTCGCAAACGCGAAAGCCAGAAAAGATGCTGATGATGCAAAAATCAGAGAGCAGATCGATGATGCTAACCGCGTTGATTTGTATGCGGGCAAGGAACTCGCTGCCATGCGCTCTGAAAGCGCAGCCAAGCGGATGTCCGGCAAGCTCGAAAATGTAACTGACTTCGAGTCCAGACTCAATATTGTTACCAAGATAGCTGACCTCCAAGAGACTGCCGGTGTCGAAAGAGCTTCTAAGGAATATAACGAGACACTGGATCGGCTCAATAAGACTGCCGTAAGCGGCGTTGATGTAGCGAATCAGATGGCGGTAGCCCTGCAGAAACAAACTTCTTCAATGGAGGAAGCGCATGATGCAGCCAAGAAGCTCATTGATGATGAGCTCAAACATCAGACTGACGCCGTCCAGCAGAAGGTCATGGATATTCGGCGTGAGGATGAGGAACGACAACGCGCCTATCTTGCAGAGATTGATCGACGCAAGAGCCTCGTAAGCTTTAGCACTCAGGAAGATCAATGGCGCAGCGCAACCATCGGCGGAGTCAATGAAAACCTGCGGCTTGCCGAAATGGTGCGACCATCGGTTGATATGAACAGCCCTACTACGAGCCGGGAGGCTGTATTTGCAATACAGGAATTACAGCGAGTGCAAGAGCAGACGAATCAAAATATCATTGAAGTGAAGCGGGCTGTTGAAGGCTTGACCGGCAGGTCGGGAGCGTTTGGACGATGAGCACATTAACATTCGAGCCGACACTCAAGGAGTTCTATTACAAGTGGGAAGGTGATTCCGGGAGCGGCACCAAAATATATGAATGCAAATATGAAGATCGACATGATTCTTGGGCGCCGGTAGAAAATATTTCGCGTTTTACGGATGACCTCGGCTGGCCGACATGCAGGGAAGACAATCTAATCTGCACGAGCGTAGAGTTCAAGAGCAGTGGAGTCAGGCAACCGTTACTTCAACCTCGAAGCAATGAGGCGTCTTTATGTGAGATAACCGCCCAGTATGCCATTATTCCGGCTATTATGATCTGGACACTAGAAACACGCGGCAAGAAAGAAGTGTTGGAGCTTGGCTTTAGCCGAAATCGCGCTTCTACAGGACTGCCGACCGATCAACCTATGGCAGTGCCGATCTACCATGAAGAGATTTGCGTATCCCGGTTGTTTGTGTATAATCCGCAGCATATACAAGCGCTCAGGTATGCCGAAAACTGCGTGAACGATAGGATATTTTATTCACCCTGGGGCGACACATACGACCCGGAAGAACTTTGGTTCAAATGCTTCGATAGGAGGCGAGTCCCTTACGGCGCTAACGGCATTACGATGGAGCATATCACGCTTCATTTCGCTTCTAAACCTCTATCGATCAGTCAATACGTTCCGACTAACTGGAATCTTTACTGGTTCTCAGCGTCTCCCGCGCGTACTTCTGACGGCAGGCCGATCTACGATGGCAATGGCGATATGCAGTTTATCAATACGCCGATGATCGACCGTTACGACCCCGATATATTTCCGCAGTTCAACTTCGATCTGATCGTGAGGGGTTAGGATGTCACTCGGTTCTGCGCTAAAGAAAATCACAGAGCGGCGATTGCCGAACATCGATGACCACAACGAGCTTGTCGTCAATATCAACGAAATACTTGATGAGGTTGAGAGCATTGAGCGCACTCTTGCGATGATGAGGCGGCAGGATTCGGGCGGTGGCGGCTGGTTCTTCGCCAAGATCGGTGCATATTCTGGTGATGGTGATAATAAGTTTAAGTATACTTGGACTGAAGTTGAAAAAACCGATGTTGGGTATACCGTCGGAGCATGGAGTGTGCTCGACGGCGGCAGGGCTGGAACGGAGGAGAATGGTTACTATGCTCGGAATCTGACTGAGTATGGAAACGCGGACACCGGCACACTCGGAAATGGAGTAGCGGTTGCCAGCTTAGTCGGAACATTTCAGATTAAGCCTGCAACCAGCGGAATCGTTGTGATGATGCAACAAGTAGTAATGACCGATGGCGATTCCGAGTACTGGTTCAGTTATGAAAGTGGGGTAGACGGAGCGTGCCCATGAGCGGGATAAATTTGTTGAAATGTTGCTGTAGTGAGGAGTTGGAGCCTTGCACAGATATATGGTCAATCATCCTAGAGTTCGGAGGAGCATTTATAATTGAGGATTCATTAATCCATTCGGGTGGATGCAAAATTACATTCAATACACTCCCCGCGTTTGTATGTTCTACTCCTCCCGAGCCTTCGCAAGATAATTTTTGGGGTAGGATTGTAACAACAATTCCGCCTGGACAAATAGGGAAGACACTACACATTGATTGGTCTAACCTATTTGCATGTAGCGTTAATGCTCACATGGTGCACTATTTACAGCTGTGGTTTAATCCTGGGGGAAATGGTGTTTTAGATTATGCTCAAAACGGCGTAAGCGATGGATGCGCTGTTACGTCAGTAGGCCATGTTGGTAGTTATGACTATGTTTGGGACACTGATGTGCCAACTACGCTGGAATTTTGGATGTACGGATTAGACGCGCACACACATGGAGAAGTAAAATTTGAAGTTGAGGTATGGTGGGAGGATTAATGAGCAATATAATGCAAGCGCCCAAAGCGGGAAAGTTCCTAGAAGCGCAGGCACTTCAATGCAATCACCCAAACCATATTTACGTCGGCGAGGAATCCGGCATAACCGGCTGCTCGCGCGTCCATCGTCGATACACTCGTGAACTCTGGAAATGTTCTGATTGCGGCATAACTTGGTTCGAGAATGTGCGTAAGGGGGAACTTGTAAGTCGACAAGTTTATGAAGAATGGAAAAAGCAGCAGGATAATCTTTTATAAATGTGGTATACTGCCTTTAAGATGGAAAAATACTTTCGGAGGTATTTGCAATGAAAATGTATCGGATATTATGCTTATTTGCAGTAATCTTACCGTGCATAGCTGCATCACAAACACCCCCCCCATCTGAAGCTGCCCATTATTATTTGGACGGTGTTGCAGCACTGAACGAAGGAAATATTGAAACAGCCATATTCAACCTTGAGACCGCGCTTTTGCTGAAACCTGATAGTGTGCCGACAAAAGATAAACTGATCGTGGCGCTTAGGGCAAAAGTGGAAATGCTGAAAGGCGAGATAAAGGAACCGGCAACTGAAAATGTTATAGGAACAATCGCCGATGCTGAAATTGTTGAATCTATTTCAATGCCGGAACCGGAAACAATAGTGCCAACAATACAAAATACCACTATTCAAGTAGAGCCATCACTGCCTGTAGATGCTTCGATATGGGATTATTACCCGGACGACGGTATTGATATTGTTCGTGTTGACCCAAGAGATTTTAATGTCGTGAATTCGGATAGTGGTATCGAATGCTTCATCATTAGAGCTGAAGATGGTAGTACCACGGTAATACCCAAAGGATTGCTCTTGGCACGATAATTACCAACTATAATTAAGTAATTCTATAAAAGCCTTCCGGCTCTAACCGGAGGGCTTTTCTGTTAGCCTTAGAAGGAGGATTTCATGTCATTGTTTAGATGGCGTGGCGATGGCGGTGGGGTCAAAAGCGACTTCGATGACGGGCGTAACTGGGTTGATGATGCCGGCACACCTTATGCCGAAGCGGTCTATCCCGGCACTGC